GAAAAGCCGATAACTAAAAAAGAGGCGTGCGATATTCTAAATATCTCGTACAACACAACACGCCTACAAAAGATCATTGAAGAATATGACGAAAGAAAAGAATATACCAAAAAGCGTAAGAAGTCTCTGCGGGGTCGTCCAGCGTCTACTCAAGAAATCGCTGAAGCGTGCTCGAGTTTCCTCGGAGGAGATACTCTTACAGATATCGCCAAGAGACTTTTCAGGTCTCCCGCTTTCGTACGAAACATTCTTGAGACAGTGGGAGTACCGTCAAGACCAGCAAACAAAGAAGAAAGACTGATCCCACACTATTTTCCAGATGAGTGTGTAGCAGAAGACTTTAAAAATGAGGAGATTGCATGGTCTGCTCAGTATCATAGTACCGTTATAGTCAAGAACAAACTGACACCTGAGTATGTAAATTCTAAAAAAGGTATGTCTTCCGTTGACTATGAGAGTAAGTATGGCTGTCCTTGCTACAGTATCTATGTAGTACAGAAGATAGATAGTGAAGATACATATTTTTCAAATGTACAGACTGGAGGCTTCAGTGCTTATGCACCTGCATATGAACTAGGAAAGCTAACTCATTTGGAAAAATATGGAATAAATTTGGAGAGGTTATAAAAAATATTTCTTGACAATCTGGTTATATTTTGCGATAATAGTTTTTCAAATATGAGAGGAAGCAAATGGGCGACCGATTTTACACGCAACAACTAGAAGCAACGGGTTTTGCACCCGGACTTAAAAACACTAAACCTAAAAGGAAACGAAAAATGGCTTGGGATGATGATAAAAAAGCACAAGCAGTATCAATGTATGAAGAAGCTGAACCTACTCCAGAAACGAGTATGGAAATTGTAAAAGACATTGCAGAAGAATTAGACGAGTCACCTAACGGTGTTCGTATGATCTTAACAAAAGCTGGCGTTTATGTTAAGAAAACCCCTGCGGCTAAATCTAGCGGCAGTACAACCTCAGGAGGAGGCAGTGCTCGTGTCTCTAAAGCAGCAGCGGCAGAAGCTCTGATCGCAGCTTTAGGTGATGCAGGACAAGATGTTGACGAGGAAATTATTGCCAAGTTGACAGGTAAAGCCTCACAATACTTTACTTCTATAATTACTAAAATTAACGAAGCGTAAGTACTAAACCCTACTAGGTTCGCCTAGTGGGGTCTTTTTGTATCTATAGAAATCACCTTGTAAAGTAGCATCACAATAATGATTGCTGAAATACTAACCCAAGGAGCTATAGTGAAAAAGCAAGAACTGGCACAATTAGTGCACAACTATGGGGATGCCGTTATTACTTACCGTAGCGAACACTCCAAAAAACTAAAGTACAATGTTTGTACCTTGGACTTCTCCACTCCCTATATTCAGAAAAAGAAGAATAGAGCAAAGGAAACTGCCGATACTCTTCTTTTCTTCTGCTGGGATACGGATTCATATCGTCTACTAAGACCTGCGAACGTGTCTAGTGTAGTACCTTTGTCTTCAATTCTTAAGAATGAGGGACGTTAAATGGAACTACACCAAGCCCCAGAAGCATACTCTCGTGTTATTCACTATGATGAGGTTAAAGAAACTCAGGTAAGGCTGACTATTAATACTTTCAGAGGTATAGAATATATACATCTCCGAAAGTATTACATGGACTTTGAAGAAGAGTGGAAACCGACGCCAGAAGGTATTGCCATGCCACTTGACTTGAGTAACTCCAAAGAGCTATTTATAGGACTGACCGAGATACTTTCCTTGGCAGAATCGAAAGAGCTAGTACAAGAACATTTTTCAGATTTAATTGACGATCTCTATAAATAATTCTTGACAATCTCCTTAAAGTTCCGTATAATATCTTTTCTTATTTAGGAGAATTATATGCGAGCGTTTTTAGACAAAATGAGTGAGTTGTACTACAAGGGCACGCCTGCGATCTCAGATCAAGAGTTTGACCTTTTAGCTGATAAGCACGACTATACCCGAGTTGGATACACCGTTACGGATGCTATTTCGCATGCATTCCAGATGTATTCTCTCCAGAAGTGTTTTGATATTACTAAAGCTCCTTTGGATGTAGACGCTTGTGTATGTAGTCCTAAACTAGATGGAGCAGCAGTCTCTTTGCTATATGTAGACGGCAACCTAGAACTGGCCCTCACTCGTGGGGACGGTATTCAAGGAAGAGACATCACTGATAAAATGCGTATGCTAGTCCCTACGGAGATTAGAAATACTGCATTGATTCAGGTAACAGGGGAAGTTGTTGCCCCTAGTTCTATACCAAACGCACGTAACTATGCGGCAGGTTCTTTAGGTCTTAAAAGCCTAGACGAGTTTGCACCACGACCTTTAAAGTTCGTAGCATACGATGCTTCGCCTCGGCAAGCCTCTCACTACGAAGGATCTTTGACTGTGTTAAAGATGATGGGTCTGAAGGTAGTTACCGACTTTGACTGTACCAACTATCCCACGGATGGTCTGGTCTACAGGTTGAAAGACTCAGTTGAGTTTGAGCGTCTTGGTCATACTTCTAAACACCCCCGTGGTGCCTTTGCTCTTAAAGAACAGGCCGAGGGGGTGGAAACAACGCTACTTGATGTAGTGTGGCAGCTCGGTAAGAGCGGCGTTGTAAGCCCAGTAGCGATCCTAGATCCTATTGAAATCGGAGGCGCAACTGTTTCGAGAGCCACCCTGCACAATATAGAGTATATACGAGACTTAGATCTACAAGTAGGTTGTCGGGTTTCTGTAATACGATCAGGGGAAATAATCCCTAGGATCATTGGACGTGTTGAAAAATAATTCTTGACAGAAACCTTAAAGTCCAGTATAATACTTATTCAATTTCAGAGGAATACAAATGACCAATATCGAAGCTCCAACAAACTGCCCTAGTTGCAGATCGGTGCTAGAAGAGGTCAACTATCTTCTGTATTGTAGAAATCCGCAATGCGGAGAAAAAGTTCTTAAACTTATCGAACACTTCGCCAAGACTCTGAAGATCAAAGGTCTCGGCCCTGCAACAGTAGCTAAACTAGATATTGTCTCCCTTGAGGAACTCTATTCTTTAGTTTATGAAGACTTTGCAGAGCTGATCGGGTCTGAAAGACTTGCGGCGAAGCTAGTAGATGAACTAGAACGCTCTAAAAGTGCACCGCTAAATGTACTTTTACCTGCTTTTAGTATACCTCTTATCGGGAAAACAGCCTCGGAAAAACTTTCCAAAGTCTGCGAAGATATCGATGAAATAGACTACGATTTGTGCCGTAAGGCCGGTCTTGGTGAGAAGTCTACTGCTAGTTTATTACACTGGCTAGAGATGGAGTTCTATCAGCAGAGTATGTTACCTTTTAGCTTCAAGTTTGAAAACAGTCAAACAACAAACATAACCCACGGCACGGTTTGTATTAGTGGTAAACTTACCAGTTACAAAACGAAGGCCGAGGCTCATAACAAACTGCAAGAGCTTGGTTATGCAGTCAAGACTAGCTTGACTAAGGATGTCACCATCCTAGTAAACGAAGGCGGAGTAGAATCTGCAAAAACTAAGAAAGCCAGAGATGCTGGCGTTCTAATCATAACTAACCTTTTAGACTTTATTGGAGAATAAATATAATGGCATTACCTAAGTGGACTGATGAGCGAACTGCTCAACTAACTGATTTTGTCGGTGGCGAAAGCCCCGTTTCTCAAGCAACTGTTGCGGAAGCAGCTGTTGAACTTGATACCTCTACTCGTTCTATCTCAAGCAAATTGCGAAAGATGGGTCACGATGTAGAACTAGCTTCTGCGGCTTCTAGCCGTGCATTTAACGATGCTCAAGAAGCAACTCTTGCTGCTTTTGTCTCAGACAATAGCGGAGAATACACTTATGCAGAGATTGCAGGTCATTTTGAAGATGGCGCTTTCTCACCTAAGTCAATCCAAGGCAAGATCCTGTCTATGGAACTAACTGGCCACGTCAAGCCTGCTCCTAAAGTAGAAGCTGTACGCACGTACTCTCCTGCTGAAGAAGTCACCTTTGTATCTATGGTACAAGACGGTGCTTTCGTAGAAGCAATCGCGGCTGAGCTAGACCGTTCTGTAAACTCTGTACGTGGCAAGGCTCTTAGCCTACTTCGTTCTGGAGACATTGACGCAATTCCTCGTCAAGAGACTACCAAAGGCGCTTCTAAGGAAGATCCATTGGCCGAGTTGACTGACATTGCAACTATGGGTGTTGAAGATATCGCTGAAGCGATTGGCAAAACTGCTCGTGGCGTCAAGACTATGCTAACACGTCGTGGCATTTCAGCCGCTGACTATGATGGCGCAGCTAAGAAAGAGAAAGCATCTGCTTAATTCTTTCTAGTTTATAAGGACAGACTCTTCGGGGTCTGTCCTCTTTTTTAGATTCAAATTCGGGGGAATTTTTTTTGAACATCGCAAGTGCGTTGATAAAGCAAGTGCTCACGCTCCAAGACTTTCAGACTTGGAGTGTTACGCATAGGCATTATTTGCCAAGTGAGTATCATAGTCTTTCTAAGATTATTGATAAGCATTGCGAAGACTTTCATAAAATGCCCACGATTGAAGATCTAAAGTTTGAGATTCGTGATTCAAGTACCCGTGAAAAACTGTTCGCAGTGGAAGCTGTTGAGGTCGATGCCGATGCTCATATGCTTCTCGAGTATTTGAAGAACGAATACACTCAAAAAGAAATTCTGGACTCGCTAGAAGATTACATAGACAACTCTGTTGCATTCGAGAATGCTCAGGAGTCTGTGAACCACCTACATCAGATCGTCCTAGACGTTGAAGATAAGGTTGATCTTGAAGATCCGCAGGAAAGTATGCAACGTATTGAACTGTTCGAGCCAGAAGAAGATTTAGCCAAGTATATACCCTTGGGACTCAATGAAGAGTACGATTACGAAATACAGTTCTCCCCCCGAGATCTTGTTATGGTTGGTGGTCGCCGAGGTGCTGGTAAATCTGTTATTTGTGCAAATATTGCTAACGCAGTATACGCTAGTGGTAAGTCGGCTATGTATTTCACTATTGAGATGGATAGCCGATCTATCCTACAAAGATGCTGTTCCATCGCTACAGAAGTTCCCTTTGCTCGTCTACGCACTCAGAATCTGAGTGTAACCGAGTGGGAGAAAGTAGCAACGTGGTGGGCAGCTCGTTATGTTGATGGGCAAGATCGTTTGAAGGATTATAGAACACATCGTGACTTTAATAAGTTGCATACATCACTAAAGACACAGCATGAGCTCCTCCCGACTCAGCAGCTGGACGTAGTGTATGACCCTGCACTTACTCTATCCAAGATTCGCGCAGAGCTTGACAAAAAAGTCAAGCCCTTGAATGTTGGTGTCATTATCGTAGACTATATTAATCAGGTAAAGCGGTCGAGTCTCCCTTCTCGCGGAGGACAGTACGACTGGACAGAACAAATCGAAGTAAGCAAGGCGTTAAAATCAATGGCACAAGAATATGATTGTACAGTAATTTCCCCTTATCAAACAGACGCAACAGGTGAAGCACGATTCGCTAAAGGTATTCTGGATGCGGCAGATGCTGCTTATACACTAGAAACCTGGGATCATGAGGACGCTTGTATTACATTTAACTGTGTAAAAATGCGATCAGCTTCTATGAAATCGTTCACTTCTACAGTAGACTGGGATAGCCTAAAGATTGGCCCTGAGACTGCTATGACTCCGAAAGAGAAAGACGATTCCTCGCACAAGACTGGCGAAGAAATTAACGATCTTTAAAAATAGTTCTTGACTTTTTAACTTCTTTTGCGTATAATATACGGATACTTTAAAGGAGAAAAAGCATATGGCACTTACATTCGGTAGTTTACGACACACCTCCTCAGGTAGAAAGCGTAAGCCGTTACCTAAAGCAAAACGATACACCCCTAAGTTCGAGGAACTTGACACTAAAGATTTGTATAGAAGAGAGACTCCTTACTATCCATCTGCTAAGCCTAAGAGTGCTTATACCTCGGCTCCAGATATATCTTATAAAGTAGAAGAGTCTAAAAAATTCACGGTTGCTCCTGCGTATAACAAAGGTGCATACCAAGTTATCAGTAGAAGTAATGTAAAGGACATTGGTCGGTGACAGTAGAAGAACTATTAACTTCAAGACAGTTATATTTTATACCAAAGGGTGGTGACTGCTTAGTTAGTTGTATTAATCCTGAGCACGCTGACCGCAACCCTAGTATGCGTATTGATCGCATTACAGGAATATTTCAGTGTTTCTCTTGTGGATACAAGGGTAACATTTTCACGCATTTCGGAGAGAAGGCAAACCATTTACAAGTAAGACGAGAACTATTAAAAAAGACTATTAGAGAGAAGAGGTCTGAAAGTATTGGTTTGTCTTTTCCCCGAAATATCTCCCCGTATGCAGGTAA